TGTGTCTTGTATAAGCATGTTTTATTTTATTGTTGTTAAAAACTTTAGAATCAACTCTACTTAAAACCACATCATTATCTTTATCAGTAGCATCATCTTTTTTAAATTCAATCATTTCCAAAAAACCTTGTGGAACAATAATGCTTGAGTTTGAAGCTGTTACTGAAAAACCTTGTGATATTTCTAAAGTTGGAACTCTTAAATCTTCATAAATCCTTGCTTCGCCTATAGCAACGAAGTCATCTATTTGTGCGTCAGTCAAATCTGACCTGTTAAGCCAGTCAGCTACTCCCGTTCTTAAAGTAACTTGGTCTATAATAGTAGCCATTTAATCTCCTAATGAAAATACATTAACTGAGGATAATCCCTTTTAATAATTGATTTGACAACTTTAAAGTCATCTCGTGTACAGTTTCCACTGTGTATGTTGATATGATATTTTGTCATAATATCTAATGCAACAGAATCTGGTATGTTGCAGAATGCTTTAAAACCTGTGTCTGCTTTTGCTTTAAATTTTTGAGAGTTGTGCTCTCTCATATGTTTAGCCCATTCTAAATGACTAGATACATCTTGCGTAACTCCAAGACCGCCACTTACTTTTTTTGTTCTTAAATCAAAACTATATTTATCATCCATACTATTTCCTTTTCTTTGCAGTCTTTGCTGAGTTTATAAAGTCTTTAGATAATGGTGCACCTTTGGCTCCTTTCTTTCGCATTTTTTCTTTTGAACCAGCTTTTATTCTTTTTCTTTTTGCATGTATGTTTGCATATAATCCACGTTTAGCCATTGTAATCTCCTATGATTTTTTATTGTTATTAGCAAAGCTACGTGCAGCAGCCACAGAACCAAAGCCCCATTTTTTAAGTGCTAATGCTTTTCGTGTTGGTCTGCCTTTAGAATCTTTCATTGGTCCTTTCATGCCTGCAAATCGTGCAGCAAATGAAACACGCCTTGGGTTAACTCCTTTTGCTAATGGTGGTTTTAAATTTGATCCTTCTTTTTTTGCACTTGCTCTACCTTTAGCGTTTAGCCCACCTGTTGGGCTTTGTCCTTCTTTTCTAGTCCATGCTGGAGATTTCATTTAATATCCTTATAAAAGATAACCCCCTCTAAATAAGCAGGGGGTTAAAAGTGTTACGCAGTAATGTCTAAAATGACACCATTACCTGTAGGTGCTTTTGCACAGAAGGTAATTTCTTGTACCATGAATGAACGTAATGAGTCACCGTCTTCGTTAATATCACGGAAGTGAAGTGGACGAAGTGTGTCCATTGACATAGTAGAAGGATCGTATACAAATATCTCAGTGTTACCCATTAGATAGTTGTGTACAAGTTCAACGTCACCAAAGTCAGACTCATATAAGTCTACTGATTGGCGAAGCTTTCCTCTCTCATCAATATTACGTCTTACGTTAGTACCAGTGCCAGCATTAACAACATCAGAAAATCTGACTTTGTTAGTAGTTGACATCATTAACTTATTTGGTGCTACTGAAGTTACGCCATTAATTGCACGTAGAACTTCATTAACATCAGCTAATGTAGCATTAACATTGCTATGACCTGTTTGTGCAACTGCAACATTAGTACCGTCTCCAGCACCTGTTACAGCACCAGAACCAGTAGCTGCAGCAGCAGTACCAGCAACAACGTTAACAGTACTGTAAGCTTGGTATGCGCCCATTTTACGGGACAAAGCTTGAATACTGCCTGTTGCTGAACCACCATGAGTTGCTGCAACATTAGTAGAAAGCATCCATGCTTCAACGTCACGAGCCATTTCTTTACCACGCTTTTCAGTTTGGTATTTGAATTCTGACTTGCGACCTACTTTGTCTACTGTTTCCATTGTGCCTGAAACACGAATACCTTTTGAAAAGATTTGTGTTTTGTTAGTCACACGAGCAACAGTAGGTGATGCGCTTTCTGCAAAAGATGAACCCTCAGCAGCAGCTTGCAATGTAGCAGCTTGTAAAGTATCAGTTGACCACTCATGTAGAGTAGCTGTTGCTTTACCTTTGCCGATAGAGGACACGAATGGTGTCATATCTCGAGAAATTGTTGATATCCAGTTCGCTAGGTCTTCTCGTTGACCGCCTTGCGTTGTGGTTGTAAAGTTTGTAGCCATTATATTTTCCTATGGTTTACAGAGTTTTTACTTCATTCAAAAATATTGTCAATAATATTATCGAACAGCACCTCATTATCTTTTTCTGATGCTCTTCCTTTACTAACATTTTTTCGTGCAGTATCTACTCTATTGGATTTTTTAGTTTTAGCAGCTACAGGTTTTTTAGTAGGCACTCGTTTAACTGGAGTTTGTTTACGTTTAGCTGTTCCTTTATCAGAGTTTTCTGAAAGCCGTCTAAATTTATCTATAGCATTTACCATTGCTGGGTCAGTCATTGTATCAACTACTGACTCTTCTAAACCAATGCTTAATGCAAAAGTTCGATTTGCCATAGCAACATCTTCTGACCAGTCTGGTATAAAGTCTTTGACTACTGAATTGAAGTGTTCAATTTCTTTACCAAATTGCTCTTGTTGTTGCTCACCCATTTGATTGTACATACCTTCTAATAAATTGTTTCGACTTGATTGTCTAGAAGCATACTCTTCTTTTGCTTTTCCAAGCTTATTGTTAAGTTTGCTTGCTTGATAATCATCGTCTTCAAATGCTTTGTCCACTTGTTCTTGAAGATGTTTTAAAACACTTTGGTCTTTAGCATCTTCTCGTTGCAGTAACTCTGCATTTACTCTGGCATAAATTTCAGCTTGTTCTCTAGTTTGTTCAAGAACCTTTGCCTGTTCTGCTAGCTCATCCCCTTTTTTTGACTGGCTCTGCTTTGTTTGATAATTTGCAACAAGTTCTTCCATGCTTACTTCAGATTGTTCTCCATCAATTTTAACGGGAACTTTAAAGTCCATGTCAATCTCATCTAGGTCATCAGAATCAGATTGTTGGGTAGCGTCCTCAGACTCATCCTCCTCTTCTTCTTCATCGCTTTCATTATCTTCCTCTGCTTCATCAACTTCATCAGCGTCCTCGTCAGTGTTGTGATCTTCACCTTCGAGTTCTTCTGTCGCTTCGTTACTTTCTTGGGTAGCTTCATCAGGCTCTAAACCTAATACTTCATCCGCCAAGGCATCGAAATCGAAATCATTAACAGACGACTCATCCGTTTGGGTAGCTTCGTTATTTGTTTCTGACATTTACGTCTCCTATAAATAAGAGAGTTTATTACAACTCTCTGTCATCAATCATCATAAAGGTTTGTAATAAAACCTCTTACTTCTTGCTTGGTTTTGGTAGAGCTGCAAGTAAGCTCTCTACGTTTTTCTTTGCTTCAATTAAATTATTTAAATCAAATGCATTGCCATTAATAGCTCTGCCTCCAGAGAGTACTGCTACAACAGCAGTAATTTGAATTGTTACTTTACTTAAAGCAGTTTCTAGGTTTTCTCTTTCACTCATCATTCATCACCTTTAGTTTGTTCAACTTTATTATCTTTTGCCATAATTGCATTTTCTATATTGCTCATTACAGCGCCTTGACTTATTGCTAACTTATAAATAAACTCTCTACGTTCCGTTTCAAAATGTTTAGTTTCTAACCATTCACGAAACAAACCGTTAAGTATATCTTCCGTTACCATAGTCATAGTATCTTTAATTTCAGTACACTGGTAGCCCTTGTTTAGAACTCGTTGTGCATCATCATATGGCGATACTTTTTTTGGTTTGCCATTGTCTCCAGCCTTATATGCTGGTTGTCTTTTATAATTTGCCATCAGTCTCTCATCATCATATTGTTAGTATTGTCTATAGATATACTTTGAAATCCTAATTGCTGCAGTATACCTAATGTTTTCAATGCAGCAGTAGAGCTTACAAGAACTTCATAGTCTTCACTTTCTAAAGCAAGTTCAGATATTCTATCAATAGCCAGTGCTATCAGCATTGTTTTGTTCTGCATATCCGCCTGCTCCTTGTTCCATTTCTGAATTAGGCATAATGCTGCCATCTGGCATTTCGTGCATTCCTTGCTCTTGCAACATTTTTTGTTTCTCTGCTTCCATTGCTTCTTGTTCTTCAGTGTCTTGATATAAAGACATAAAATCAGCAGCTTGATGTGGAGGTGGTTGCACGCCATCTTTAACTGCTTTGACAGCAAGCTCTGCCCACTCTCTACTAGAGTCATCATGTGCTTGCAACAACTGTCTTTTATTATCAATCTTTTTATTATCTGCTTCTGCTTTAATTAAACTTACATTAGCTTGTTTAGTTGCCAAGTCTAATTGAATAGATGCTTGTGTTGCTTGCTCTTCTTGTTCAGTCTTCTGTTGTTTTTTCTGTTGTGACTGTTGTTGCGCTTGTTGAAATTCTTGGGTTGATGGATCATTTAAAAATCTTGTAGGGTCCATTCCCATATTTTTAACTATATCAAGCGCAAGATTATAAGAAGACATTGGATTAATATAAGCTTGAGATGTTTCGCTTTGTGCCATTTGTGGTAACAACTGTGTGAGTTGTATTAATTTCTCAGCCAAAGAAGAGTTTGAATTTTCTCCGATGTTTGCCTGTATGTCTAAATCCATATTGCCCGGCATCATCTGTAACTCTTGTGGAGTAAGTGTTGCATAACCTTTGTCTGTTTTATACATTGTAGGATTTTTGAGATTGCTTTTCATTTCTCTTAATACACCACGACATAATTCTTTAATGCCTGTCTCAACAAATCTACGTGCAATATGTTCTACTCTTATTTGTGCAGCGTTTTGTGCACCTGCCATTTTTTGTTCAGAGTTACCAGATACATATAACGTATCGTTCAAACCCATAGCAGTTTTACTTAGCCCAGTAGATTGTTCTTTTTGTAGCCCCAGGAATTCTAACATGCCACTTGTACCAGCACTCATTGGTTCTGGTTGCAGTTGTTGTACTGCTGCAGCTGGATTACCATTTGTTGGAATAATCTGTTTTGGTACTGGATTTTGTAATGCAGAAAAATCAACAACATTAGGATCAGCTAGTGTTCTACCATAATTACCAAAGTAAACATTTTCTACAAACCCTCTAAGAATAGCTGTAGTTGCTTGTGTTTGTGGGCGAGCCATATCAAGCAATGACAATCCGTAAAACTCATGTGGTATTTCAATCGGATTTAATACTGCTACTGGTACGTATGCAACATCATCTTCTTCTAATATTGTGTTACCAGCTTTAATGACATGCTTAAGTTCAGCTATACCATCACCATCTCTATCAGAACGTATCCAACATTCGATAACAGTTATACTCATGTTTGCTTCTTCTTCATCGCTATCTGAATTAGTAAGGAAGTTTTGTATACCAGCAGAATCTTTTCGAGCAAATGCTTCATAAGAAAAACTTGAACTTCTTGTAGTTGCCTCTTCTCCAATTTCATTTAAATCAATATCAAGGTCAGACCAAGTGCGTCTTATATCTGAACGAGTCATTTCAGTAACAATACCAACAAAAGTTGCATCTGTAATTGATGATGCTGCTCTATCTATTAAAAAAGATTCAGGGGGTATAGTACTTAATTTTACTCCGGACTTGTCTATTTTTCTGCGTAGTCTTACGTCTATGTATGCATAGTAACTTGTTCCATCAGCATTTACAATTGGCTCATTACCAATTTGTAAATCACCAACAATTTCAACATTTGGGTCTGAAAGAATTTGATCCAACACTCCTTCTTCAATTGTTTCGTATTCTTCCATTACATAATCGTAATGTGCTTCCCATCCCCAAGTAAGGGCACTATTGCCAAATACAACTGCTGACTTTATCCACGTGGAAAGTTTCGACCACCCATCAGGATTTGAGTTGAACAGACAATAGTTGACAACATCGGATGCAATTTGGGATGCTTTAACAGCTGCCATATCATTGCTATACGGTGTAAATAAAGCCAACTTATTATTGTCTAATAATAGCTTGGTCAATAGTGCTGTATATCCCTCAGCTATCTCGGCTGAGTCTGAGGATACTATTGAGCTTACGCCTTGTGGTTTTAAATCACCTTGGGCTTCTAAGCTCATTTCATATACGGCATTTTCTCTTTTTTTGCTTACGTCTGATGAATTTGTATTGCCACCAGTAGCATTACGCATGTGTCTGTCTATAGACTGAATTAACATGTCGTCATCAATCTTTTTAATTTTCTTTTTCATTCTCGCTCTCTCTATGGTTTTATTTTAATTCGATTTGGAGATTTGGTGTTAAAACTAACTCTTGAACGTAATGGCATACGAGTTA